ATACGTGGACGTACAAAGACAGTATGATAGACATAACAGTGGGTAGATATACATATTTCAGCGGAAATTTGTCTGTTAAAAAGTAATACAATTAATGTACTATGATAGCCTAGACATAATAGTCTAGGCTTTTGTATACCCTAATCAATAGATATGATCATAGATAACAGTATAGTACATAGGATAGTAGCGTGTTCTACTGCCTTATATAGTGCAATAAATATAGATAGAACATATGAATGAGTGTGCATATGTTATACAAGACGTAATACATTGTATACAATATAGTTATACCCAAGTTATACCATGTTAGATATAGCGCACATCAGGGTAGAGATAAAGGTAATACATAGTAATACTGTAATATATACAAGATTGAACTGAGTACAATGCTCTTCCCTGCCTGGAACATATACTATTCCCTATATATACTATGTTACATCTAACATACCATGCCAATATAAGCCCATATGTTAGCACGGCGCACACAGTACAGTAGATACTCTGTTAATAACGTCTAATATACTATGCAAGGAGATTACTTACTGTCTACCCTAGCATATCGAGAGTGTATCCTTACGTGCACTACACATAATGGGCGTTAATGTATAGTGTATAGTATAGTGTACAGTCTGGATTTACCGTGCCAATAAAGGCGCGCGCATATAATAATCGATAATAGTTTATATTGACAGTGTATGCCACTAGAAAAGGCCGGCGAGGCGTGGTAAAATGAGGGAGCCCCCCACCCCCCTATGACCACCGTATACCCTCTCGCTATGTCCCACACAAAAATTTAACCCTCTATTGGAAACCTCTTCCTCCCAAAAAATAATAAAATTTGGCTCTTATTAGGGCTTTACTTTGAACAAAAGTGGGTGTATATTCCCTACATGAAGAAGCAACCACCAAAATATCGCAAAAGCTATCACTCCGCTCTGAAAAAGGACTGGTATAATGTCCCTAAGCTGGAAGGCGGCCCTTATTGGCCTACTTGTAACTGTTGTAATGGTGGGTTTGGGCCTATTCATTACAAAAAGAACAAAAAATTGATCCATAGGCATATTAGGCATAGGAAAGCGCAAGAGATACATTACTTGGTGCAGGAGGAATACCCTAAATGAGTATTTTAGTGGGTGTATTAGAAAAATGCGCTTTAGATGGTGTTGACGGATGTTCCACTTGCAAATATATGTATAAACACCATTGTTTTGTGACTGATGAGGGGGATTTAGACTATCTGAAGGCATTATTTGACCTAAATGAAGAATTTTCTGGGGTTTCATTTGACAATCCCCAAACCAAGTAGTATATTCCTAGTATGCCAAGGTGCATGGAATGGTAGACAGGCCAGACTCAAAATCTGGTGCCGAAAGGCGTGGGGGTTCGAGTCCCCTTCTTGGCAATATGGAGGTATCTATGAAAAAGTTCCTAAAACGCTTTACTTCCTGGTTGAAAGAGGTTATATTTGATATGATGCCAGAGAACGATGAGTCTCACGGCAAAGTTAGGTATAAGGAGTAGGAAATGGCATTAGAAGCTAGAATAGCAAACGCATACAAGATTATACATGCTATGGGGGAATGCATAGATACTTCAGTAAAATGCGAGGATTGCCCTTGTGATAGAAGTGATTCGTTTTGTCGGGCGCATGATAAAGATATACTAGATGCACCAGGAAATTATAAAGAAAACAAAGCGTTATGGATAAAAGGATGGCTTTCATTGGCTACAGGCATTCCATTTGATAGTCTTTAAAGGAGAATAGGAAATGTTAGTAGGGTTTTGTATTTTAGTGGGGGTTTTAGTGTTTGCAGCCATAAGTTGTTGTATTATGGTGGGAATTCATTCAAATAATGAAATGGGGCCTAATGCAGACGACTGAGAGAGAAAAGGCTGCTCTTATAAAACAGTATATCGGTTATATGACGAAGATAGTTGGAAAATACAAAGGTAAATTGCCTTTAGAGGATTATGAAGAGCTGCGATCATCCTGTTTAATGGGAGTTTCTCGCGCCATAGATCAGTATCCTTTAGATAGTCCTTATAAATTAAAAGCATTTGTGGGCGTAAATGTGGTGCATGCTATTTCTGATTGGCTGGAATGGTATAGATCAGAAGGGCGTACCCATTATAGGAATTGGGGATCTACTTTTACGGATTTAGAACCTGGGGAAGGTATAATCGAAACCATATCTAGTTCATATAATATATGTGATTTGGGGGATTGCCCTTTCCATGAGGGAATGCTCGATACGTTTGATTGGGGTTTAACCACCTCTATTTTACGAGATAAGGGTATCCTTTCAGATAAGGAATGGTTTATTTTAGACAAGAAGTATGAGGGATATCTTGATAAGGAGATAGCTACTATGTTAGGATCGTGCAGAACAGTGGTGCAACGAAATAAAGAAAAGGCACAGAAGAAATTGCAGGAGGTTATATGATGTGCTATAAAGATCGTTGTTTTTGCCCTTTTTATACGGATTGTTGGCATGGGGAGAATTGTAGTAGGGCCTTGACGTTTGATGTAAAGCAGGCGGCGGCAGATTGGTGGGGTAAACCCAACCCTCCTATTAGTATATTCACTGATAAGCCGGATTGCTTCAAGGAGAATGTATGAAGCGAACTAAGGAATTCCGCAGGTTTCAGTGGTTCAAGCACAGGGATACTAGCAAGAGGTTATTGGAGGCTATTGTGGGTGAGGATAGGGTAAATCCCTGTGATATTGGCAAGGCAGAAGCAGTTCATAATTGCTTTTGCAGTGGACCTTGTTGTGGCAATCCTCGGAAGTGGTTTGGGGAAGCAACAATACAGGAACAGCGGAATGAAGAAAGCTACCAGGATCAATAAGGATACTTGGATCATAGACGTAGATGAGTTTGGGTTCCACGGCAGGAAGCTAGTCACCCAGGATGAATGGACTGAAGGGTGGAAGTGGGATGGGCCGGGGATTGAGAGGATGTTAATTGAGATAGATAGGAGCAAGCTACATGTATAAACCGAAATTTACTATGACTGACAGGGATCGGAAAAAGGCATTGTGGGTTGTCATGCCTAATGGTGTAGAATATAATATAGGAGACATAAAAGGAAGTGTGGTAGAAATAGTACAGAACGCTATAATACACGCCTTTGAGTTAGGCTACTTAGCACATAGTATGCAGACTAGCCCAATAAGTATTTCTTATGATACTATATTCATGGAGGAGGTAAAATGAAACTAGTCTACTTTAGCGCAATCTGGTGCCCTACATGCAAGTCCATGTATCCTATCGTGGCGAAGGAAATGCTTCGATATGGTATTACCGAGAATAGCGCCAAGTTTGAATATGTGGATGTGGATACTCAGATGGATAGGGCAACGTATAACAATATCTGCAATTTGCCCTGTGTTCAGATCGAGAATGATATTGGGGATGTGCTGGAACGGCATGTGGGGATGATGAACGTGGCGGATATTAGGAAGGTTTGTGAGAAGGTGGGAGGAAAGAAATGAAACAGGATATAACTTTGGCCAAGGTTAATGAGTTAAAGCAAGAACTAGATGATAAAATTCAAAAAATGGGAATTAATGAGTTAGTGCAGGAATTTTATGATAAGACAGGCATAGGGATGAGGAATATCCATATAAATTGGACTGATATGAGTAGTTACAGGGAGTTCGGTACAAAAAACCTAGGATTGCTGGCTGTAGAATATGAGAGGGTAGGGATTTAACCCACTTGACAATTGCCATATAATCCTCCTTTCGGGGAGGATTTTTTGTTGTGTGGAGGGTACTTGACATTTTGGATGAAAGATGATTTAATATATAAAAAGGATAGATTGGAGGTTTGATGGCAATACAAAAAATGGTTCTTTGTGCAGAAACAGGAATATTATATGATTCTCCTTCTACAGCAGGGAAATTGAATAATTGGGATGCTTCTAATATAGCATGTTCTTGTAGGCTAGAACAGAGTACATCCAATAGGTTGCATTGGAGATATTTTACTGATGGAGATTGGCTGAAGTACAAACATAAGATAACTCAAATCACAGATAATACTTGGAAAATAGATTTCACTCAAGAAGAAATGGCTTTTTTTGTAGGAAGAAACGGCACAGTGTATATGTATACTAATAAAATAAACGGCAAGAAGTACATAGGACAGACATGGCATCCTGAAGTTCGATTTAATCAGCATATTAAACAAGCGTATACGGTTGGGCGAGATACATATGTGTTTCATTATGCCTTGAAGAAATATGGAATAGAAGGGTTTGAGTATACTAGATTACATGAACATATTGAAACAGCAGAAGAATTGGATAAGCTAGAAAAAGAGGCTATTGAACAGTACGATTCCATAGTTCCGAAGGGATACAATATAAAAGGTGGCGGCGCTGGTGGAGGAGCGGTTAGATACGAGGGTGTTTTAGAAAAAATGCGGGATAGATATCTGGTTCCTTTATACTGTATTGATCTTCAGAAGGAATTCAAATCTAGTAAGTATGCGGTGGAAGAATTGGGATTAGATATAAATTATACAATTAGTCAACCTCCACGAATGCAAAAATTTGATTGGTGGTATTCCCAAAAGCATTATTGGCAGTATGTAGAAGATGGTAGAAAATATTATACTTTAGATGAAGTAATGAAATTACACAAAGATAGCACAAGTAATAGTTATAATAGGGATAAAACTAAAAGGCCGGTTATTTGTATAGAAACACAAGTAGTTTATTCAAGTATTGGGGATGCCGCTAAAGCTGTAAATGGAAATGTCACGAATATAACTTATGTATGCAAGAAAAAAACTGGTAAGAAAGCTATGAATACTTATTTAGGATTTCATTGGGATTACTATGAGGAGGGAAGAGAATATAATATAGAGGATTATATTCCAGCAGGACATATCTGTCCCGTGAGATGTATTGAAACGGGCATGGTTTATAATAATATGAGATATGCCGCAAAATTTATTAATCCTATTGCAGATAACGAGGAATTACAGAGGTTAGGTACTTGTATTCATCGTAGCATAAAAAGTAAATGTATGGGAGCCGGGTTTCATTGGGAATACTACACTGAAGGTGCCTCTATAGCATCACTGGAAGAATATAAGACTCCTATGAGTAGAGATATAGTATGCATTGAAACGGGTAAGATTTATAAAACAGCAGTAGACATACAAAAAGAATTAGGTTGTGCCTCTACTAACATTATTAGATGTTGTAAAGGTAAGGCGCGATCTGTATACGGATTGCATTGGAAATACAAGGAGGAAGAATAATGGCTAAAAAATTATACACATTAGATCAGATTAAACAAATAAGGCAGTCCCCTCATTTAATTGGCTTACTCGCAGGACAGAGTAAATTAACCCCCATCCATTCTGAGTGGATTAGATATCTGTTTGAATCACCGAAAGATGTGGGATTAATGGGGCATCGCGGTTCTTATAAGACTACTTGTAATGCTGTGGGCATCGTCTGGTGGCTGGGCTTCCATCCCGATGATCGTATTTTTATGGTGAGAAAGACATTTACAGGTGCCGCTGAAATTGTTCGTCTAGTAAGTCAGATTATGCAGATGGATACTATTAAACCGTTACTTGAACAATTGTGGGGAGGGCCTTGGAAGTTTACAATACTTAGGGATGGGAAATTAGAGCATAGTGCAAAGAAGTCAAAGACAAAGGAAGCATCTTTAACAGCACTTGGGCTAGACTCTAACTGGACCGGGTTGCATGGAAATTTGGCTATTATCGATGATGCGGTCACACTTGAGGACAGAGTATCAGAAGCGGAACGTGAACGCACAAAAATGATTATACAGGAAATTAGAGCAAACATTATTGATCCTGGTGGGCATTCTGCATTCGTGGGAACGCCTTGGGCGCGTAGGGATGCTTGGGATATGCTAGAACACCCCGAAGATGGCAGTAAGGGTGTGGAAATTAGAAGATATCCTGTCTCCTCTACTGGTTTACTTTCACCAGAGGAGATAGCAGATAAGAAGTCAAAAACTACTCCTACACTTTACGCTATTAACTATGACTTAAAGTTTGAGAGTGAAGAAGGGATGCTGTTTGCGCATCCTCATATGGGAGAATGGCATGAAGATAATACTGATATTAAGGCGCATATAGATGCCGCTTACAAAGGAGATCACTATTGCGCCCTTACTATTATTGGTAGGCAGAAGAATGGACGTTTGAATGTAGTTGGTTGGGTTAGTCCGGGAAATATCAAGGATTGGACTGAGTTTATAGTTGGGAAACTTCTTAGATATGGTGTAAAGGAATTGTATGCAGAGGATAATGCAGACAGAGGGTATACTACTGATGTATTTGATTTGCATCCAAAGCTACAGAAAGCGGGTATATGGATTCAGGATTACCATGAATTAGAGAAGAAGCATGTTAAAATCGTTACTTATTTGGGGGAATGCTTTAATCAGATAGAATTTGCAAAGGAAAGTGGCGCGGAATACATAGAGCAAATTGTAGATTGGCGGGAAGGGGTGGAGCCAGACGATGCTCCTGACGGGCTATCCGCCATACTCAAAGAAGGGGGTTATTCCATAGTAGCTCTGACTAAAGGTTGGAATGTGTGGGATTTCTAGGGATTGACAAATACATATATTTCGGTATATAAATATGTATAAATACTATAAATATAGTATATTGGAGGCATAATGGGCAGACCTAAAGGTTCACCAAATAAAAGCACTATTGAGGCACAATCCCGAACTGATGATTTGAAGGCAATGGTAGAAGGCACTAAGTCGTTCCCCTTAAATATGGATGGGTGGAATAATTTACTTGCTGGTCTTGGTGGAGCGATGGACAAGTCTACTAAAACCGTTAAGGGTGACTTCTTTATTATAGATGATGATACTCTAGCATCCATCTATATGTCTGAGGGGCTTGGTAGGCGAATTGTCGATATTGTGGCTGATGATGAAACCCGAGAGTGGATTAGTTTAGGTAAGAAGGGTGACAAGAAGAATGTAGATGTCATAAATGATGAACTTGTTCGTCTATCCGCCGAGGCTACCTACAATGAGGCGCTAAAGTGGCAACGATTATTTGGTGGTTCCCTTATCTTTGTGGGGGCTATGGATGGAAGGGTGCCAAGTGAACCCCTACGGGAAAATCAGATAAAGAACATTGAATTCCTCAAGGTTATAGACAGAACCGATGTGGATATAGCCGGATCGAAGTATGATGTAAACCCGAATTCCCCTACTTTCGGCAAAATCCTTCAATACAAAGTTCACATGCATGTAGGGAGTTCTTACATTGAAATGCTTCTCCATCATACAAGGGTCATTACTTTCCACGGCGATCCTATTCCCACCCCATCACGGTTAGGTGTGGAACAGGGCGTGAAATACTTTGGGATGTCCTGCCTACAGTCTATTTATGAGGATATACGGGATTTGGGTGGTGTTACTCAGACTACGGTGAATATCCTGTATGAGTTTATCATTTCACGAATTCGCATTAAGGACTTGAAGAAGATTTTGTCTATGGAAGGTGGAGAAGCGGCTATTGGTAAGCGGCTTCAGGTGATGAACACTACCAAATCAGTCATAAATGCTATGGTTATGGACAGTGAAGATGATATGGGTAGGGATTACAGCACGGTAGCGGGATTGCCGGAACTAATAGACAGGTTTATGCTAAAATTGTCGGGTAGTACGGGAATTCCGGTAACTCGTTTGTATGGACGTTCCCCTGCGGGCCTTAATGCAACTGGTGAAAGTGATCTGACCAATTACTATGACTTGGTTGAAGCGACACAGCGGAATAGGCTTATGCCAGCAATACGGCGGTTGGTGAATTTGATATGTGCTTGGAAGAAGATTGGAACGGTGCCGGAAATAACCTTCAATAGCCTGTACCAGATGTCTGAGGAGGAGAAGGCTAAGATTGATTATACTGAGGCACAGACTAAGCAGATTTATGTGAATATGGGGGCGCTTGATCCTGATGAGGTTAGGCATGATACTTTGGGATTAGAAGGGGTGGTAGAGATACCGGAACCTACTGCGGAGGAAGTGGCTAGTTTGAATCCAGCTAAACCTGATCCCGTTAAACCGGCTCCTGCAAAGGCGGCAAAATAATGGCATGGGGAGATAAAGGCGTGGAAACTGGTTGGCTGATAGAGAGTAAAATCAATGAGCAAACTTGGTGGTGGACAGGTTGCCATGATATTGACGGTATTAATGAGTGGGATACTGATTCTCTTAAATGTGTAAGATTCTGTAGAAAGGAAGATGCAGAGATGATTATAGTGGGGGTTTTGGGTTTTAAGATGCCAAGCCCTAATGTGTTTGCATCGAGTCATCAATGGGGATAATTAAATGACCCCACAAGAATTTAAGCTATTTGTAAAGCTCTACCGTAAGCAACATACTAGGGCATGGCGGCTAAAGAACCAGAACCCTAAACTGCCACGAATGCTCTATCCTCATGCCATAGAGGAAGTATATGCTGGTGAGATATCCAAAGTACAGCAACGGCTAGTAGACTACGCTATAGGCCGATTGCAGACTATCCTACCCAAGTTATACCGGAAGGATGATCTGCGAAGTGACGCCGAGACGGATGAGCTAGAGGCTTTGCTAAAGGAACTTGAGGCGGAACTGCTACTTATTTATGGGACTAATCTAGTATCGTCTGGTGCTTTGGGGCAAATTTTGTACCACACAGCCGAGAAAATCTTTGGGTTCGAGGCTATGCAATACCTGAAGATTACTAAGGTTGTGGCGGGAATACCGTTGCAGATGTCGGGGGCGTCTTGGTGGCCTGAGATGCAGGCAAATTGGGAAGCGACGAATTATCAGCTAATTAAGAGTTTAAGTTCTGAATATATAAATAAGCTAAATACGATGCTATTAACTGGTTTTCAAAGCGGGTGGACAAAATCTGAAATGGAAGAAGCTATACAGGGGCTATCTGATAAAATTACGGGCTACAGAGCTTCCATGATAGCCAGGGATCAAACGGCGAAGTTACAGGGAGCAATTGCTAGAGCGCAAGATGAGAGTATGGGGATAGATAGCTACCTCTGGCAGTCCATGAGGGATACTAGAGTGCGGGGAAATCCAATGGGCTTATATCCAAAAGCCATCCCTTCCCACTATGCGATAGACTTCATGGTTTGTAGATATAGTGATAGTACAGTATACTCGGCGGATGGAGGCAAGACATGGTTAAAGCGTACTGGAATGATGCCTTTAGTCGGACCTTCTATAGAGTGTATGTGCCGCTGTTTGAGTAGCCCTTATTTCGTCTCTTTTTTATCTAATATAGATGCCGAGATAGATCAGGAGGAAATATGATAACTAGAAAGGAACTTATAACTGCGTTAAAAGGCTTTTATAATGGGGATTGTTTTTGTGAAGCAGGAATAGGTAATCCTATGTATGGTGGAAAACATGATGAACATTGTAAAACTACCGCCGCTCTTTTCAAAAGACTTAAAGCCAAGGAATCATTTGAGGAGGAAGCATAATGTCAGTAGACCAAGTTTGCATCAAATTTGCATTAGGAGGCACTATGAACCAGAAATGGAATGAGGGATTTGATTGGGTAATGTATTGGGGCAAATGTATACTGTTTTATATTCCGCTTTGTATACAACGGAAACGGCTTTTAGGAAAGGTAGTTAATACCTATCTAACTAAGGGGAAATTGGATTATGTTGGGAAATGTGTTGGGGTGGAAGTACGCGGGCCTGGACGTAGAATTGACACACCTTTTGTCTACATGATAGATACTCCTGATAGTCCCTATCAAAAAATTTCACGCTCTTTACGCGCTGTGGGGGCTTAGTATGAAATGTTCCGCTGAAGTGCTTGACGCCATTAGAAATGGTATTGAGGGGATGCATTATGGAGAGATTAAGGTGAAGATTAATGAATCAGGGGATTACATCGAGATTTCCGAGGAACATCGTAAACGGATACCCAAGGACGGTGACAGTTCTTCCTATGAGGGTAAAATTCGCGTGTATCGAACTGATAATTGAGTTTAGTGTATCTATCCAATATAGGAGGATATTATGACATTGGAGTATTGTGTTGAAGAAGATAGAATACATGATGGTAGCAAATATCTTATAGAAAATAGTAGACGTATGTGGGAATTTTATACACCTAAATCTTTAACAGAAGATTTTGAAGAAATTGTGTATGATATTGCAGAGGATTATTATGGAGCAAAGTTTGGATTTAAGTCTGGTCGCCCTGCACTTATTTTTATATGGACACTTGCACATGAATTTTTGGGGATGTACTATGTCCAGATCAAACATTCTCCTCAATTTATTATTGGAGAGAATTTAAAAACTAGGGGAGATTGGACAAACTTTTATCCCCAATTTGTTAGTAAATGTAAAATAGACTAATGAATTGAATTATTTTGTATTTATTCCATATAGGAGGATTGTATGTTATATATGATATGGAAAGAGAAGGATCATATTGATTTCCGTTTTGATTGGATATCTATGAAAGTATTAATGCCAGAATTTAAGGAAAGTCCTCTACCGGTTTTACAGGATATTGCTAAAGAATATGGGGATGCTAGAGACAGAGACAGGGAATCAGGATTGCCATATATGAAACATGATTATGGATTTGGAGTGGGCATAGAATTATCTTTTGAAATTTTAGACTACTTTAGATCACTCCCCGATGGTTTTGTGGTAAGGGAGTTTATTCCTGACCTAGAAGAGGCGCTGGCATCATAGATTTCTCTTGACTATCTGAACGGATAATGGTATATTTGCCCTCGGGTATATAAGCCCAGGAGGAAATGAATGAGGGAATCAGTGCATTTGAAGGAAAATGTAGGTGGAGCAGACAAAATTGAAAGGTATTCTTGGATAGCTCGTGATACTCCCGGCGAGATGTTATGGATACCTAAAGAAAACTTACTTGTGGATCATTTGTACCAGCGTCAGCCTGTTGTCACTAAAGTACGACGTATAGCAAGTAAATGGACATGGGGAGCCTGCGGGGTTTTACTTGTGGCAAAGCGTTCTAATAACAAGCTTTATATTTATGATGGGCAATATAGATGGAATGCAGCCATGTTGCGTTCCGACATTGAGAAAATGCCATGTATAATATTTCCTTCTCTAGGTAGTGAGATGGAAGCCATAGCGTTCTATATTGCTAACACAGATAGAAAATCTGTTGCGGCGACGGATAAATTTAGGGCACTCTTACACGGCAAGGATTCAGATGCAGTTTTCATCGATGGGTATATTCAGAAATGGAACCTAACTTATAATGACGATGAAAGTGCAAACGCTATTCGGTGTGTCAATGCCCTCCAAATTATTGCAAAAGATAGGGTTAATTTTGCAAAGGTATTTGATTTTACAGCGAATTTATGCAAAGATATTTGCCAAATTACCAGCACGCTGATTAAAGGATTGTCTTATATCAATACTCATTGTGGGGCAGGATTAGCGGATACTAAATTAGCTAAACGATTAATTGATATTGGCCCCAAAGAATTGACTTTAGCGGCTTCTAGGCAAAGGGCAATGCAAGGTGCGGGAGGAGAGAGGGTATTTGCTTTGGGGATAATTGAAAGGGTTAATAAGAATCTACAATACAAGTTTATTGTAATGTGATTAAGGAGGAAATGCGTGGTGTATAAATGTGTTATGTGCAAAGGTTCATTTGAGGGGAAGCCTGCTATGACAAATAATGCAGGGGTCTATTGTGCGGATTGTCGCCGACGAAAGAATGAAGCGATTTCGGCACATATAAAGAGTCGTAGGAAGAAAAATCCTGTAATTAAGTTTATGGATTGGCTTCTAAGAGGAGTTGGGGCTAAGGGTTAGCAATCCCCTCAGTCTCATTTTCTACAGTTTCGTTTCTTCGTTCTTAGCCATCCCCTCAAAAGGATGGCTTTTCTTTTTTAATTACCTATACCACCACAAATAGCATTTTCAGGGTATTGACAAGTACCCCCATTCCGTGCTATATATACTAATATATAGTAATTTTGATATATATGGAGGTTTGAATATGGCTAAAGGTACGGTTGTGGTCAAAGAAAAGCCGATGAGTGGTGGAAAGAAACCCACGCCTTGTGATAAGTCCAAGGATGCTTGCGGTGGTGGAAAGGCCCCCAAGAAGGGAAAATAATGGCCGTAGTTCATAGATTTGATACTATTGATGCCCCGTCATGGAGCACCGAACCCTTTAAGAAAACCCCTGAAGGGTATCTCAAAGGCAGAGCTTGTATCACTTCTACTGGCATTTTCCGTTATCAGATGGCAGATGGTTCCATTGTTAATGAACTTAGGTTGCCAGAAGAGGTATTTGCTGAGGCTACTTTGGACTCCTACAAGCTTAAACCTGTGACCAATGAGCATCCAAGAGAAAAGGTAACTGCTGAGAATATCAAGCAATATCAGGTGGGTAATCTTGGGGATAATCCTCAGAATGTAGATAATACCTATTTGGCTATTGATATGGTAATTCAGGATGCTACCGCTATTGCGGATGTTATGGCAGGGAAGCGGTCTTTGAGTGTTGGCTATGATGTAACCTTAGAGGAAACTTCAGGGGAATTTTGCGGTCAACACTACGACAGAATCCAGCGAGGGATCATGGTCAACCATACTGCATTATGCGAAGTTGCAAGGCAAGGAGATCAGGCTAAGATACGATTGGATTCCGCAGACGCGGTTCTAATAAATAGTGAGGAAATTGTCAAGGAGGAACCAGTAATGGCAGAAGCTACTAATGTAGTTGTCAAAGTTGATGCCTCCGAGGTACAGAACCTTATCAAGGCGGAAAAGGATAGGGCAGATAGCCTTCAATCCAACCTTGATACTCTGACCACGGAGAAGGTGAAGATTGAGGCAGAGCGTGATACCCTGAAGGATAGCCTAGAGAAGGCTAATCTCAAGATCACGGCGCTTGCGGCCGCTAGGGTTGATGAGAAGGCTATTGAGGCCGCTATTGCCCGTAGGGTGCGAATTCTCGATGCGGCTACCAAGGCTGGTATTGAGATTAAGGATATGAAGGAGCCTGAGATTCAGAAGGCTGTTGTCCTGAAGGTGTTCCCCAAGGCTAATTTCGACGGTAAGGATCAGGTTTACCTTGATGCCCGTTTTGATGGTGCCGTGGAACAGCTTGCCGAGGTTGATGTGGCTGATGCTGAGGTTCGTAAACTTAACGCAGATGGTGTTGATAGTAAAGAGGACAAGAAGGAAGCCCCCAATGCCGATAAGGCTAGGGAAGCTTACATTGCTCGTCTAACTAAGAAAGATAAGGTATAAGGAGGAATCATGGCCGCTTATGGAACTATGGATTCCGCTATTCTAGGTCTTCCCTATGGACTTGCTGATGATGCCTATATTGATAGTTATCCGTGTACTGCGGCGGTTACGCCCGGTCGCCCGGTCTATCAGACTCCTGGCACCGTCAGTTCTGTCCATCCCACCTATGTTGGCGGTGATGTGTTTATGGGTATTGCGATTAATAACCAACTTTCTCATGTCGGGGATGTCGGAACCTATGCGAAGTATGATATTGTAAACGTCCTGAAGAGGGGTATGATTTGGGTACAGGCCGCTACTACGGTATCCGGTGTTGCTCCTGTCGCCGCTTATGCCACTTCTGCTGGTGTGTTCAGCACTACTTCTGGCGGTAACTATAATATTGGAGCGATGTTCCGCACCAATCAGACCACGACTTCCGGCCTTGTTCTACTTGAAGTCAACGGCATTAAGCTCGTAGCGTAAGGAGGAGGTATAAAATGGCTGATCGTATTGATGCAATGAACCTCGACGCTAATGAGAGCGCGTTTTTCAAGCGCCAGCTTGAGGTTATTAAGAGTAATACTTATGATGTGAAGTGGGCTCCTAACAAGGCGCTTGCACTTCTTCCCGTGGATTCTAGTGCCGGTCCCGGTGCTACGGAGATTACTTGGCGGCAGTATACCCGTGTTGGCTACGCCAAGATGGTTGCTGACTATGCCAGTGATTTCCCTCGTGTGGATATCTATGGCACTGAGAGCACCATTGCCCCCCATGATATTGGCGCGGCTTATGGGTATTCTATCCAGGAGATTCGCAGGGCGCAGTTGGCGGGGGTTCCCCTTGAGACTCGCAGGGCTGATGCGGCTCGTCGGGCTATTGAGGATAAGATCAACACTATCGCCTTCTCGGGTGATAGCGATACCAACCTCGTAGGGTTCCTTAGCTGTACTGGTGGCACGCAGTATACCCTTGCTTCCGGCACGGGCGGCTATACGTGGGCTACTAAGACTGCGGACGAAATCCTTGCTGATATGAATGGTGTGGTGTTTGCGGCTATCTCTGCCACTAACGGCGTGGAGATTCCTGATACCCTCCTTCTGCCCCTGTCGCAGTACAACCAGATCATCACCAAGCGTCTCGGAACCAACAGTGATACTACGGTGTATGATTACTTTATGAAGACCAATCCTTATATCAAGAGGATTGAGTGGCTTAACGAGTTGAAGACTGGTAATACTGCCGGTACGGGCACTCGTATGATAGCCTTTAAGAATGATGCGGATCACCTTCAGCTTATTCTTCCTGTTCCTTTCGAGCAGTTTGATGCGGACAAGAAGGGAATGACCTACACCATTCCGTGTATGGCTAGGATCGGTGGAGTAATTCTGTATTACCCGCTCGCTGTAAGCTATCTTGACTCTTTCTGAGATGTAATAGGTCCCCTCCTTGAAATATAGGAGGGGATTTTTGAAGTAAGTAGCCATATAGGCACAAGGAGTATTTATGCTAGTTAATTGGACTTTTACGGGTGTTAAGGTGATTCCGGTTCGGGGCAATAGCAAGGAAATGGTGGTTTTGGGGCCTGGATATAATCAGGTAGATGATGCACAGTGGGCGGGGTGCCGGGATTTAGTGCTTTGTCAGATTGCTAATGGTGATATTGTAGAGGAATGGCAGGACGTAGAGAAGGGTGGAAAGCAGGACGTTCCTAATGCTGTATTTAGTGTTAGAAGCGACGATCCCAAACTTGCGGCTACTACGGTTCGGGTTCCCATTACGTTTAAGGAGATTACTAGGAAGAGGATTGATGCAGTCATTGCGGAAACCTTTAATCCTAAGACACTTCAGGCTTGGTACGATGATGAGTCTAGGGATGATGTGCGAGTGAAGATTTTCAGGCAGATTGAAGGTGTGAATAGCGGAAAGATCACTGGCGAGAAAAAGAAGAAGTAAGGAGTAAATAGATGGCAACACCAGAAGAATTACTGCCAGTTTATTGTCCTCAGATGACCCTTACTTCGGGGTATAGTATCTATATAGATCAGGCTAAACTGCTTAGTTCTTCTGGTTATTTTGGGAGTTTCTGGCCCCTTGCTGTGGCTTTACGTGCCGCCCATATGTGGACTCTTAATAGTATGCGCGGGGGTCAATCCGGTGTAATTACCTATCTCATGGAAGGCCGTCTGTCTAAGTCCTTTGGTGGCGTCGGTGTAATTCGTGAAGAGCTTCAGCTTACCAACTATGGAATGCAGTTGCTTGGTCTTATGGATTCTATGCCGGGAAGTGTGGGTACTGTTGCTTCTGAGGAAATAATCAATGCCTATCTTGGTGGTGGGCTGTGATATTTGATGAATACCAGGAAGTCATGCAAGTATGGCGTCCTGTTGGGGTAGATGGGAGTGATCCTGTCTGGACTCATTTATATGACATTACCGGGAGATTAGAGCCGGTTTCTTATGGCACGGAATCCCCTATAAATAACCAGAACTTTGCTGATGTGTCTGAATATCTGCTGTGCCCTCTTACTTATGAAACTAAGGTTGGGCCTAATGACGGCATAGTTGATCCTAGAGGAACGCAAAGGCAAGTAGTTGGTATACCTGAACTGTGGCGCAATATAAACCCCCATATGGTTTGTATGCTCAAGCGTGCTGCATGGAGTATTGGATAATGCAGTATGTGACTATGATTGGTGATTTTCTTAAAATAACAGATAAGGATATCTATCGGTCTGTAGAAACGGCTTTATCCGCTGTGGGGCAAGCGGCAGCAGCTAAAATGAAAGAAATTACGGAGAAACATAATTATCGTGGTGAATTGAGCGGTTCTATCACATGGCGAACTGCTGCTAATCGTGGTTCTATAGAGAATACTGAGGATTTGATTGATGCCCCCCCTCTTAATTGTGTAGATGTGGGTTCTGGTAGTAAGAAGGCCATTTATGCAGAACGGGGAACAGGGCCGCATTTGAATTCCTCTGGAACAGAAGAATTTGTGGCTGAAATTATTACCTGGGCGGCTAGTAAAGGGATTGATGAGAGTGGTGCTTGGGCGATTATAAAGACTATACGAAATGAGGGAACTGATGAACGGCCTTTTGCCAAGCCGATTTATTATCAGGGGCGGCAGATAGCCAAGCCGATCATGGAAGAGGCTATACGCACCTTTTGGGCTAAACAGAGGCAAGTATGATAGCCCAAGATGTACGAACCTACCTTTGCACCGTCTCTGGCATAGTCAGTTTGTTCAGTCCGATTGCCACTATTAGTGGGATATTTATGATCCAGGCTCCCACAGGCGCTTTGATGCCTTATATGGTGGTGGAGAATTCGGAAGGACCGAGGGAAATCATAGCTCTCAATACTACCGAGGAAACTGCCAATTTAAGGATTACTGTGGATTGTGGGCCTACTCAGATGTATAAGGGAAGTAATTTGATTGAAGCGGCTTTAAGGGCATTGGAGAATTATAGAGGAAATATGGGGAATGCTAAGGATGTATGGTGTGAATGTTCATCTATTAGAGGGTGGGCAGGAAGTGGCGGCTGTACGAGATATCAGTTTACTGCTAAGGTAATGCATATTATGGCTGTTACCAGACCTTGACATTAGCGCAAAAATCTGTATAATACATATAGATTTTAGTATATATTGAATTGAAGATATAGGAGGGAATCATGGCTGTCGATAGGCTCACAGGCGCGGATGGATCACTTTTCAAGGCTACTTGTGCCGCTGTTGCAACTACTTCGGGTACTATGACTGGAGGATCATTTTATAAGATTGCAACTATTTCTGGTATTACGGTTTTCCCCACTGGTTATGCCGTGGGGGATATTTTTCTAGGAGATGGGGCTAAATCTTTTACTGTGGGAAATAGCGCCTATTTACTTACTCCAACTGCTGCCGCCGACATAAGTTCATTTAAGATTGAATTCAAAGCAGACGAAATTGACGTGACTGTGCTCCTGGACGGGGTAAAAAAGTTCAGGAAGGGGAAGAGTGAAGTTTCTGGAACGGTAGAAGGCATCAATTTTATTTCAGAAATGTCTAAGGTGGGTTCTTTCCTTAATAGGTTTATTAGGACTGCTTCTGCTACGTCTGCAAACGTAGTGACGGCGCTTAATCCACAATCCACATCTGACATTTATGGTATCTTCTATCTTAATGATGATACTACAACAGGTGAAGTGCAGACTTTCATGGTTGCTCAGATTGACCTTTTTGGTTATTCCCTTGGCGCTTCTATAGGAGATGCTCAAAGCTGGTCAAGTGACCTGAGATTGAATGGGAATGACCCAATCATCTATTTCAAGACTAACTAATTAACCTAGTGGGGGATGAAATACTCCCCCACTTATTTCACTTCATAAGGAGATGTACACCTATGATTCTAACTGTTTCCAGTGCCCGAGAGTTTATTCCTGAGTTTAACGGTAACAAAGAGGCTGTTCTTGCTGAACAGATTAAAGTTACCCATGCTGCCCCCACGATGTCCATCAAAGAGAAGGCTATGCCTCATGCGTTTGATTTGGATGGCAGTGGTAATTTCTCTACCCATGTGGAGATTGACCGTAAACGAGTTATCAAGGCATTTGACACGAAACTTACTAATCTTGGATACGAGAAGCCGGTAGGTGAGAGTACTGTTAAAGGCCCCGTGAAAGTCACCGGGGACAATAAGGTGATTATGAAGATCGTGACGGCGGAAGACCTGTTCAATGCTCCCGTAGAGTTTGATCCGCTTATTGACGAATTGTATACATACTTCCAAAATCTTCTTAATACGAAGGTTGACGAAAAAAACTAAGAGTAGCCTATCGGTTGTTACACGCCGATAGGCACAAGGACAAGTACAGGGCGGAGAAAGGTTCTGTACCTGTCCTTGCAATTAAAGTAAAAGATGAGAACGTAATAGTTACTAGGGATGAAGTGCATGGTTATGTGTATGATCCTACGTTCGGGTTTTATTTAGATTGCTGGCAGAAAACAAAATTGTGGGGATTACCAAATGGACGAGGATGGGCGAATGAAGCAACGGATATTATTGATGCCATTACCATTTTAGAGTACGAATCGAAGATGGTAGAAGAAGAGGAGATAAAAAAGTCCCAGGATAAGATCGATAAGTAAGGGGGCAAATCATGGCTAACGAACAGGTAACAGTACGGTTTGCCGCCGAGATAGCTAATTATCAAAAGAATGTAAAATATGCACAAAATCTATTACGAGAGTTTGTAGGGGATTCTGAAAGTGGTGCTACTTCCGTAGGTAAAAATATAGCTTCGATGGTTGCAGGATATGCAAGTCTAACCTTAGCTATAAATGCAGTTAAAAATGTAGTTAAAGAAGGTTTGGATTTCAATAAGTTCGTGGAAACCTCTACTGCGGCATTTGGGACGATGTTGAAGTCTGTTGATTTAGCTAAGTCTACCATGACGGACTTATTCAATTTTGCTGTGAATAGTCCTCTTACCTTTAAAGAGACAGTAAGCGCATCCCGGCAATTAATGGCGTACGGCTTCCAAGTGAAAGAACTTATACCCACCATGAATATGCTTGGTACTGTGGCTAAGGCGACCGGCGTATCACTTGCTGATATGTCATATGTATATGGCACACTACGAAGCCAGGGTAGGGCGTACACTAGAGACTTAATGCAGTTTGCCATGCGTGGTATTCCTATATATGATGAATTGGCTAAAGTCATGGGTGTTTCTGTAGCCCAATTACAGAAGATGACCGAGGCAGGTAAGATCGGATTTAAGGAAGTTGAAAAAGCCTTCCAGAATATGACAACGGGAACTGGCAAATTCGCCGGTTATTTTGATGAATATATGAAGACGTTTGAAGGGCAGATGTCGATGCTCACTGATGTGGCGCAACAATCTGCGGGCGTATTTACTGAGAGTGTAT